TTCAGTATAATGGTATAGATATACCATTAAATTTAGCATTTACCGGAGTTGTTGGTATAACTACATTTATTGGAGATGGTAAGATTTTAGATTTATCAGGTTCTAATTTATTACCGATTAATCAATTAATATGTGGTGCCGTTAGACTTAGGAATGATATTATATTATTTACTACAAGTAATGTATCGACTCCTGTACATGGAGTAGGTCGTAATATGATATATAAGTTAACCTTAAATAAAACTACTGAAGAAGTATCTACTATTACTTTATTATATGATGATAATTTAAATCCTGGTTTAGGTAGTGATACTTTAGACTTTAGTTTTTTATATAAGATTAAAGCAGTATCTAAATATGAAACTCCAAATGTTCAAAAGATATATTGGACCGATGGATATAATAATCTAAGGTATGTAAATGTTGCTGCTAATTTAACTTTAACTGGTGATGCATATACTACTAATGATTATATGCTTACATCAATGTTTGAATTTTTACCAGATTTTACCCCAAGTAAACCTATTCTAGTAGATATGATAGGTGGAGATTTAATGAGTGGCATGGTTCAATATTCATATCAGTTATATAGATTAAACGGAGCAGAAACAGCTTTTTCTCCTATCAGTGATATTATACATATTGTTGCCGATAATGATTTTAAATCTAATACAATAGATTATAAGGGAAGTGATGTAGATATACAAACTGGTAAAGGTTGTAAATTAAGTATATCTAATCTTAATAGTGGTTATAATAGATTAAGATTGGTTAGGATATATTATCCTACATTGAATGCTATACCTACAGTTAGTATAGTTAATGAGATAGAAATAACAAATGTTCCAAGTACTATATCGATTTCTGATACTGGTAGTATTATTAGTTCTTTGACATTAGATGAATTTAATATATCTTCAACAGAATTATTTTCTTGTGAAGATCTTGCAATAAAAAATAATAGATTATTTGCAGCAAATATAAATAAATCAGAATTTGTAGTAGAGGATTTTGATAGTAGAGCAATTAGATTTAGAGGAACTGTAAATGAAATATTAAATGAACCAGATGAATATGCTGGTGCATTTAATGAATCTATTTCAACTTGTACACGTTTTACAGATTATATTGTGGATGTAACTATAGCTGATTTAGATTCAACATTAACTTTAGAACCTGGAGAAACAATAGTTAATATAAACTCAATTGTAGTTGAAATTTTAGAAGGAAATTATACAGATTCTTCTGGACTTCAAAATTTTACTTCTAGTGTTCCAATAATTGCTACGAATGTCTCTTATTCTACTCCAGGAATTTCATTTACAGTTACTTCAACAACTAGAATGTTTACAGATTATGTATCTGGTCCTAGTACTTGGAGTATTGGATTAACTGTTGATTATGACTATAGTACAACAACAACATATAATGATTCTATTGTTAACGATATTTCTAGTGGTGATTTAATAATTAATCAGCCAGTAGATGATACTCAATCTGAATGGGATATAGCTGGATGGTCAAGTTATATTGAAACACACGATGGTATTAATCAATATAATAATCCAGATAATGATGGTATTGGTTCTTATGATTTTATGTACCAAAAAGATTGTGTTACTTTAGGTGCAGAAGGACCAAATATTAAAATAGATTTTGCTACAGAAGAAATAATTTTAGATTCTTCAAATGCAAATTATACTTTTAGTGCAAATCCACCAACTGATTCTGATGATCTATCATATTCTAATTATGCTAGTCCTTGGAAAGATGGTAAATTAAGTTGGCAAAGAGATGAAGTATATAGATTATATGCTGTATGGGGTAACGATAGAGGACAAGTAAGTGATCCATCTTGGATATGTGATTTAAGGATGCCAAGTTTACATACTGCTTCATTTTTAAATAGCGATGGAGATACTGTTTATCCTGGTGTATTATCTAAAATAGATGGTGGTAATATAATATTTTATAGATTATACCCAAGAATATATTTTAAATCATTTCCGACAAATGCATCTTGGGTTCAAATATATAGAGTAAAACGTAATAGGGAAGATCGATCTGTAGTTACTCAATGTTATGCAATATCAAGTTACTTTGATGTTTCTGTATATAGACCAGAATTAGCAAACATTGCTTTATCAACTAGTGGGGAAATAATAAAACTTGTTTCTCCTGAAATAAATATAACTAAAAATATAGCATATAGGTCAAATGACTATTTAGATTATGCTACTAATTTTTCAACGTACACAACTACTTCAGAAGGAGCATATGAAGGTTCTATTCATAAGATGAAAGAGAATACTGTAGTTCCTTATAGTAGTAATAATATAACTCAAATAGAGTATGCAGTAGTATGTTCTCCATTAGCATCGGCAACTGATAGTTCAGTTTTAATAGGTACAGATTCTTATAATAATTTTAATGAAAAGAATCCAGTTCCAAATAGTGCAAAAGGTTGCACTGGTTTAGTTGTTAAATATGCTAACACTTCCTGGGCTGCAGAGGGAGTTGATGGAGTTATTGTTAATTATAAATCTAATGTATATGGTTC